CTTAAATGGTAATAATGTTAAACGCATACAAATTACTGTTAGAGGTTATTTGGTTATTGATGCTAAGAATCGACCAGCCGGCATCAACGCAGCGTTGATGGCAATTGAAGCAGCCCGTGATGCTACAGTATTTGGAGAGTCTTATGAAAGATTCTGTGAATACACATCTGAGATCACCGGTGATGTTGAAACCTATACTATACAGTATAGATTTAGAACAATAGAATAAGGAAAATTAAAATGAGTTATATTAATGTAAGTGGAGCAGGCGAATTTGCTATTCTAAGTATCGCCCTGGATGCTGGCATGACAATTCCATTAGCAATCCCAGCATTGCAAGAAATTGGCGTATCAAATTCAAATGGCGTTTTTAGATTTAAAACTCTAAATTCTACCAGTGAAAGTGCAGTGCTAACACCAGCTACTAATCAGATCACACTAAGTGTTATCGTTGATCAGGCAGCAATGTTTGGTGATGGCAGTGCCGATATCACAGCAGTGGATAAAGGATTGTTTAAAATTAGTAATGATAAAGTTCAGATCTATTTTGAATTGGACATGGGCGGAGCATCCGGTAAGACTATTTCTGGAACTGGCTTTCTAGCTGGTCTGACGATGAGTGTTACTCCGGATCAGCCATTATGGACTGCACCTCTGACAATTGAAGTGTCTGGAAATTATACACTAGCCTAATATCTAGTGCTAATCACAAAACCCTGTGCTTAAACTCACAGGGTTTTGTCTTGACTATTCTTATTGGACTAAATAAGTTTGTTATGTTTATATTTGACAACCACGATGCAGCACAAGTATTAGCCAGCTTAGAAGAAGAGTTGGCTAAAAGCCTTGCAGAGATCAGACATGCAAGAACTGATCTTGATCAAGCACATCGTCGATGCATGTTTGCAATAGCAGGCATTCACAACTTAAAGTCCAGATTGGGAGATATTAATGGCCAAGAAATTAACACAATTCGCAAGTAAACCACAATTGATTTGTATCACACTAGATGATGCTGACATTCGTGAACGATATGAAGACGCTCTAGAGTTCTGGGTGTATGACCGCCAACCATTGGAAACATTTGCACAACTGGCACAAGTGCGTGCTGATAATTTAGGTGATATGATTCAACAAATCAAACAACTTATCTTAGATGAGACTGGCAAGCCTATTATGCATGATGACCTCACATTACCAAGTGATTTACTATTGAAAGCTGTGAATCGTGTGGTAGAACTATTGGGAAAGTAAGTGAGGCTGTAGAGGAAGACGGGGATGAACGCAATCTTATGCTAACTATAGATAGAGTAGCACAACGATATGGTGTTCTACCCAGTCATGCTCTTAGAACTGCTTCAACATTTGATCTTCAAGTAGCCAATACAGCCATGGCATATGAAATATATTGCAGACAAGAAGCTAACAAACTTACAAATGGTGCACGAGGCCATAAACCTACAGCTACACCACAGATGAGTCAGGAACGAATGCAAGCCGCAATGGCTAATGTAAGGAAATCAAAATGATTACAATGCGAACAGATCTAAGTAGTGTGCAGAGTATGTTAGATGCTGCTGGACAATTAGAAGATCAACTAACAGCAGAGGCTTATAGATATTTTCGTAGTATCACACCTATTAAAACAGGTAATGCTAGACGCAATACTATTAAATCTGGTGACACTGTGCAAGCCATGTATCCTTATGCTGCACGTTTAGATGAGGGTTCTAGTCGACAAGCACCAAGTGGCATGTCTGAACCAACCCTGGCACATATGGAACAAGTGTTTGATAAACTAATATCTGACACAAACAACCGAGGATAATATTATGGCAAAGGACTTAACAGTCACATTAAGAGTTGATGCAAATCAATTCAAAACACAAATGGACCAGGCCACACGGCAGGTCAGTGAATTTGGTAAAGAGGCTGATCGAAGTAGTAGTGCTGCTTTAACTGGTTTCAATAAATTTAAATCTGGGATGGATAGTTTACGAGGTGGGCTAACCAATTTATTTGCTACTCTTGCCGGCGGCGGATTTGCTGCATTCGTAGGTGGATTAATCAATGCTGCTGATGCTACCAGTGATCTAGCTGATGCAACAGGATTAACTATTGCTGAAATCAAAGGCTTAGAACTCGCTCTAAATGCTTCTGGTGGTAAGGCAGAAAATGCTGCCAAGATGATTACTAAACTAAGTCAGACATTTGAAGATGCATTTACTGGTAGTAAACAAGCACAGCGAGCATTCTTAGATCTAGGATTTAGCTTAGATGATTTAAACAAATTTCAAGGTCGCACCGGCGATTTAATGGAAGAAACAATTCGCAAATTAGCAGCTCTTGGTCCGGGTATGACTCAGACAGCCGCAGCGACTCAGATCTTTGGTAAAAATATAGCAGGCATTGATCTAAGTAAATTGATTTCTGAGTTTGAAACTGGTAAGATTAGTGCTGAACAATTTAGTGAAAGTATTCGTAAAGCTGGTGAACTTAGTGATAAAGCAGCCAAGTTAATTAGTGATATGGGCAATCGTGTATTACAAGCCCTAGAACCCATGATTGATCATTTCAACAATATGGAGATTAGTGCTGAAGATCTAGGTAATACATTCAAAGTCCTAGGTGGCGTGTTGGCAGTATTGGCAGCATTTTTTGCACCAATCCCAGTGGCTATTGGATTAGTAGTGGCTGGCATTGTAATGTTAGCTGATAAGTTAGCACCACTTGCTACAATCATTGTAGATAAAGTTAATGGTGCCATCTCAAGTATGACTGGTTATTTCAGAGATGCATCAAGTTTCATCTCTGATACATTTTATGCTACTCTTGATGGTTTAAGAGCTAGATTTTCTGGAATTGCAGCTGCCTGGACTGCTCTTAAGAATTTAGAAAATCCTCTTGAAGCATATAATAAAGCTGTAGAGGAAAGTTTAACTGCAAGTGAAGCATATCGAATTAGTCAACGAGCTATGGCATCGGCTAGTCAGGAAGTTGCATCATTGACTGAGGTTGTTGTTGTTGCTAAACGCGAGCAGACTAAAGTAGTTGCTGCTGCAACAGACGCATGGGCTAAAGAACGTGTTGCCATCTATGAGCAGACAAAAGCGTTACGAGATAGTCTAGGTGCATTAAGTGAACGCTTAGTATTAGATCAGAAACTAATTGGTGTAACTGATCAACAGAAGCGACAAATAGAAGGTTATGCCGAAATTGAAAAGAAAGTAGCGGATCAACGTTCTAAATTTGCAGCACAACGACTTACAGCAGATAAAGAAGTCATTGGTAATATAGACCGCGAAGTAGCCAAACTAAGTGACATTGAAGCACAAGAAAAGAAAAACTTTGATTCAGCTAACACAGGATTTAGTGCTTCTAAGTTAGGATATGATCAGAAGATTCAGAGTATTAAAGCTTCGATTGACATTCTAACTCGTGAAAGTGAACTTACACTACAGCTAGGCAATATTGGTGTTGATAGTGCTAAACGCATTAAAGATGCTGAATTTGAATTGCAAACACAAGCTCTAACACCACGTGAACAACAAATTGCTCGACTTCTTAAAGGCATTGAAGATGAACGACAGGCCAAACTTAAGAGCATTACTGATCAGATGGATGCTGAGATTAAGCATCTAGAGATTCAGCTAGAACAAAATACACAACTTACTGAGTCTGAACGAGTAGCTATGGAGGCTAAGATCTTAGCCAACCAGAAGTTCAGAGAAACGCAGATTACTGGCATCAATGAAGTATATGATAAAGAGAAAACTGCTAGAGAACAAAGTGCCAAAGAAACTGCTGATTATCAACAGAGTTTTGCTGGCGGCTGGAAATCAGCATATGATAATTTCTTAACTAATACTGCTAGTGCAGCCAGTGCAGCCAAAGGTATTTTTGGTGTAATGCAAAGTAGTTTTGAAAATGCATTTGTAAGTATGGTCACGACAGGCAAAGTGCAGTGGAAAGATTTAGTCAATGGTATGATTAAAGAATTAACTCGCCTCGCTGCACAACAAGCATTCAAGTGGATTCTAAGCTACATGACCGGCGGCACTAGTGACGTCTTTGCTGGTGTTGCAAAATTATTAGGCTTTGCAGACGGTGGTTATGTTGCCACCAATGGTCCAGTATTAGTTGGTGAACGTGGTCCAGAAATTGTATCTGGTATTGGTGGCCGCACAGTAATTCCAAATGACCAAATTGGCAACATGGGTGGGTCCGGAACAGTTAACTACTATATTACAGCAGTAGATAGTCAAAGTTTCCGACAGATGGTGGCACGAGACCCCGAGTTCTTATATGCAGTTACAGAAAAGGGTCGCCAACGCAGCCCAATGGGAAGATAAACAATGAGTATTCAAACTATAATCAACAATGCTACAGGTATTGCTATTGGACGCAAGCCTGTAGTGGCACAGACATTTAGTCGTAGTCAACAGATTAGAACAAGTCAACGCGGCCCACGTATCTGGACTTTTGTTGTCACAATGCATAATGGTCTAAGATATAGCACCAATCGTGGAGTATTGGAACAGATCTCACATGTAGATCGATTAGTCGAGTCTCAGATAAGTTTAGCT